TCCCATTCTAGCACGAATTTCATTAGGAACAATGACCTTCATTCTTAGGTATCTCTCGTCAATCTTAGATTGAGTATCCTCATCTGTAAGAGTTAATTCATTAAATTTAATCAAGAACATGTCTGTCTTCTCAGCAATAATCTTGCCAAGTCTCTTTTCAAGAGTTCTTTGAGATGGTCTACATACCTGCTCTTTAAATGTCTTGTCGGCATCCTTAGCATTTGCAAGGGACACTCCTTGAGGAGTTCCGATCTTGCTAATAGGCACTCTGTGAGACATCAGGATTTCATCTCTGTTGGCTGACTTATACTTATCAAATGATGAGTCTTGAACTCCTGCCTCAACCGCTTCCATCTTAAACTCAACTTTTGAGTCAGAGTTATCTGAAGGTAGAGGTATGTATAGAGAGCGATGATTCTTGCCCTTTAAACCTGTCTGGAAGAACTCTAGGAGCTTTCTTTCTGCATCGTTGGACAACTTTGCACCCTTGACTGTAATAATGTATCTAGGGACTGCTTTGTTCTCAAAATAGTCTAGATTAAATCTTGCCGCAAATTCATTTCCTGCCATAGCATTCTTTGAGGAAATAATATCTGGCACTCCGTAGAATCCGTTTGTTGGAGTGTAGTTCTTAAAGTGAATAACTTCGTTTGGCACTACGTCTGAAGTTATAGGGTTTGGAGTTTCGGTATCTCCATAATTTCTAAAAAATACAGTTTGGTTTCCAATGATCTGAACAAATCCATCTCTCAGTCTACGAATACGCATTGATGCTGATGGAACATGGCCAATGTAGCCAATCTCTCCAGTATTTTTTCTTCCTACTTCAAGGTAACCGTTTCCAGTTGTCTCGTAGTCTTTCCATACTCTAGCAAGAGTCTCTACAAATGTTTCCTCTTCGTTTGTGTTCTCCAACCAGGTGTGCATCTGAAGCTTTAATCTTTCAAGCTTTCTACGTGCTCTTTCTAAACCTTTTTCATCTTCTATATCTGAAAGGCGTTCTTTAGTTGCTTCGCTTTCAACAAAATCGTAGCCTAGGCCAACGATGTTTGCAATCTTTGCGTTTACAGCAGCATAATGTGGTGAAGAAATTTCATAAATCTTTGCAAGGTAATCTAGGTTATATGGAGGCATAACAACATCAAGGATGCTGTATCCAGTAATCATAAATGGTTCTACAATTGCCGTACTCTGTGAGCCATCTCCACGAAGGAACTTTGAAAAGTCTGTTCTAGCAACCTTCTTTTTAAAGTTAGTGCTAAATCCACTCATCTTCTTTACTTCATCTAGACCACGACTAAAAGGGTCTCCGTATTCGTTTCCACGAACACCAGCAAACATATCGCCAGATCCACTTATCTCAATTGTCTCTGTATCTTCAATAAACTCAGCGGCCATTTTGTACCATCCTCTTTGCGGCATCTAAACCTTCTCCAAGATCCCAAGGATCTGGTGTTAAACCAGCATGCAATCTTGCTTCTTGCGCTGCATACTCTTCATCAGAAACTTTTCTGCGACCTGGAAGAAACTTTGGTGCGCCCTCAGTAACTCCATATCCTTCTGCTGCTTCTGTTAAAATCTTAATCTTTTCCGCATCTCCAAATACTGCTGGGATTAGCATATAGTGACCTTCGTCATCTCCGACCCATTGGCCATTTGGCATTTCCCAAACATAGACTCCATACTTGGTCTTATCTGCAACTACCTTGGCTTTACCTAATTTATTTAGCATATATCTATTCTACCATTTTCTGTCATATAAGTCCATAGCTGGATTAGCTATGGATAGATTATTGTGTTGAGAGAACTACTTTGTCCACATTATAGCCAGAATATGAGTCTGAGCCTATAGATATGGAATCTGCAGATGTTGCTTCTGAAACCCTAGATGTAAGATGTTTATAATGTGAAATAGCCTTTGTAGACATATCATAATTATATATTCCTAGATGGGCAAAACTATTGTCTGATCCAATTAGTGTTCCAGTTTTTGACTGATTTAAATATACGGTATCTAATTGATCCTGAGAGAATGTTATGACAACATGATGCCATACACCAATAGTAAATACATTTGACACTGATGTCTGGCTATATAAATTAACTCCATTTACATATATAGAGGATACATCTGTCTTGGTTATATTTCCTGCCCCTGACCAAGAATACCTTGATGTGCCACAATCTACAAGGCATGTCTGACCTAAAGCACTTGGCATAAACATAAACTCTATTGATCTTGCAGTTGTATCTATTATCTTTACCCCGCCAGATAGTGTCTTTATGCCATTCTCTAGAGACTGGCTTAGTATTGAATTAGAGTATTTGCCAACGTGATAGCTAAAGTCTGTATCCAAGAAGTAGAGGGTGTTATCGGATCTGAACTCTTTGCTGTCATAAGATATAAAATCCATTCCTGTAAATGCTGGGCTGGGTAGCGTAGATGAATCTCTAGTTAAAGTAACTTTATAGTAAAGCATTCCTCCAGTAAAGTTGGGAATACTAGAATGATTGACTAAGGCAGTATATGTGCTGCTTCCGTCAGTATTGTATGCAACATCTATTCCGCCTGAATCTCCATACCAGTCTATCTGATTATTTTCAATTGTTGTAATAAAAACAGAGTCTGTAAAGTATCCAGAATTTTTACCATCATTTAAAATTACATAGTTATCAAAAGCTTCGTTTACGTCTACCATTAAAGCTGTAGAGAATGATTTATTAGAGCCATAAGAAAATCCAGTTTTAACTGGCTTTATATTTTTAGAGAAACTAAAATATGAGGCATCATCAAGGCATATAATTTGGCCTGCGCTTTGATAAAGCGAATCTAAAACAATCTCTTCATTTATATACATATTGTCAATTGCTTCGTTAAATACCTCTATCTTATCTATTAAGAGTATAGAGCTTGTGCCGCCTAATAAAAGGTTTATATCTGATGTAGCTTTAAATTCAAAAGTGGTTGGTAAAGAAAGGCTTGCTCTTACAACGCCATCGACAAATAACGACATTGACCTTTTAGAGTATACGGCTGCTATGTGATATGAATTTCCAATTTCTGGAATCTTGTAAGATATTGAGTTTAGGTTATTAGAATAGTCAGATATAGTAAATACAATATTTGATTTAAATATGCTCAGCCCAATATCATTAGAAGAGTTATATATAATATTTTCTGATGTCGTAAAGGTGTCGGTAGCCTTAATATAGAAAGATATTGAAAACTCTTCTTCTTCGTGAGTTCTTTTTGCTATTGGAACACCCTGTATTGTTAAAGAATTAGTTCCTGTAAATGGGATTGAATTCTTTGTTCTTGCGGTAAGTGGTGGTGTAGATATGAATGTTCCAGTTTTTTGTAATACTAAATTTTTTCCAGAGGTGTCAGAAAATGATTGCTGGGACTGATCAAACAGCACCTGTGCGATTTTCATTATTCTCCCCTTACATAGCTTATCTTGGTTAGTTGGCAGTAATTGACACACCGCTGATTGTTGCATTAATCAGATTGGGTATGCTGCCAAAACCGTAGATTTTATCTCCTGCATTTACAACTAGGGAGTGTGAAAGAGTAATTGTTTCATTTCCTTCAATAGAGTTAAGGGTATATATCTTTTGAGAATCTAATCCGTACTCTGTTCCATTTGGAACAACAGCAAATGAGAAGTAAAGAACTCCGCTGCTAGTATTTGTAACAATAAATTCTTTTACTAGACCTGCTGTAGAAAATGTTGAAAGTAACATTGGAACCGTAGTTAATGCTACAGGACCAGCAAATCTTGTTGGTATATATGCCATATTTAATTTCCTAGCTAATTGTCCACTTTGAGATTAAGTCACGCTCTACTTGGCCTGTCTCATAATCACTAAGTGTTCTGTTATAAATAATCATCTCTCCAAGATCAAACTGACCGTATGAAGTTAAATATCTTCCTATTGCCTGCCCTGTCATTCCCGCTAGTGAGCCAGCAGAAGATCCAAGTCCTACTACTTTGCCGTTACGTCTTACAACTCTTTCTAGAGTTCCTGCATTAAAAGATATTGCATAAAGTTCTGGCTGGCCAGGAGTTTTTAGTGGAACAATTGTACTTGCGTCATCTCCGCCAAAAACAATTCTGTGTGTGTTTGCAGCTGTGTATCCAGAAGCTAGGTTTGCTCTTGTTCCAGCAGACTGTCCACCCAGTACAAATGAGTTTGATGTTTGAGCAGTTTTTGTTGCTACATAAAAAATTGTAAATGATGAAGCAGTAAGCCATGATAGGGTTTGATCTGCCATTAATAAAAACTGGTCTATGCCATTAAATCTAATGCATGGAAGAGAGTTAATTCCAGAGGAAACAAACGTAGGTCTGTTAGCTAATGTTGGCTGAGATAAGTGTCTTATGTATTGAGATCTATCTTCTACTACTGAAATCTTTTGATTAGCATCTCTTTGAATATTATCAACAGCTGTTGCGTCAATCCACATGCTAAGTCCGAATTGGCTATATCTAGCTCTCTTATAAATAGATCTTTGATTGCTTAACATGCTATTCCCCCTGTAATGCTTCAAATGCAGCTAGTGCACTTTTATTTTCTGAGGCCTCCGCCTTAGTAAACTTTTCTGCGTAGCTGTATGGTTAACATACTCCAAGGCAACGTGCATATCGTTGTCTTTCATAAATTCTTCGTCTGGTCCAGTTGGTGGAAATCCAGATGTAGGGAATAAGTCTTTTAGAGTGCCAAACTTCTCTATCTTATTGGCTTTAACAATTGCATAATACATCTTTTATCCATTCGTCCAAGATGTTGGCTGCATTAATCCTGGATAGTTTGTAGATGTATATCTAGTATCAAAGCTATAAAGCATAGTGGTTGGGCGAAGATTAATTGTTGCACCATTTGCAATTCCAGATGTTGTTGCATCTCTACCGAACTCAAAGATTCCGCCTAGATCTACAACGGATAATCTCATTCCAACGTTGCCGTCTGAATTTTCTGTTGAGTCATTAAACAAGAACTTGTCCTCGTTAAATGGTACCAACTGACATCCATTTCCCGTCTGAGTATATCTTCCAAAATAGAAGTTTCGTGGGTCTCTAGTATCATTAAATACTACACACATTCCTGCGCCATAGTAGTAGTATGGTGAATATGAAGCTAACCAGTAGTTGTCCCATGTTATATTACTTCTAATTCCATATTGTACACCCTGGTCCCAACCGTATGAGGTTGTGTTTCCAACTCCACCTCTAGTTGTTAACGTTCCAGTAGTTCCTGCAATGTTAGGAAGAAATGTTGCATAGTGAGTAATAGTATTTGGAACAAATCTTGATATACCGACATGCTCATTATCTGCCGCTGTTACACGTAGTCTATAACGTGACTCTGTATAGCTCTGTGAGCTATTTTCCTGCCATTGAAAATCATTGTAGTAGTAGTAGACACCAGTTGTTGTAGCTGCTGGAGTTCCAGCAGTCTTAGCTTCTGATAAGAATAAGTGAAGAGTTCCGACATCGTGTGTTTCTGAGTTTAAATCTCTTCCTGTGTTTGTATTGCGCCAAATATGCATACGGTAATTATTAGATGCATCTTTAGCTTCAATAACAATTAGCTTCTTCTGTCTTTGGTTATAAGAAGCTGATCCGTATGTAGTTCCGCCGAACCATGTTGCGTATGTTGCTGTATTTAAATTTAAATTTTCAATATAGTTTGATGCACCTCTAGGCATAATTTGAAGCTGAGCATCTGCTGATCTTAAAGACATTTGTTGTCTTAATCCACGGTTTCCAATTACTGTTCCAAAGTAAGGCATAAATGAATCCATAGTTCCACGGTTACGTGCCCAAATTCCTTCTGGACCAAAACCTCTTCCTGGAATATTACAGTACCAATCTCCGTCTTGCTGGTGCATTGGTGTTGCCCCAGACCAGCTGTTTGTTACGCCGTTTGATGACCAGTTGTTTGTTGTGTAGTTTTGTCCTGTGTAATCATTTTGAATTTCAAAG